GCGTCTTTGATCCTACATTGTGCGGCTTTGACCCGCTGGCTCGTTATAGTCACAAAGGCGATGGCCGTTATTGTTTTGAACTCTTTCCGATGTCCAAAGAAGATTTTGAAAATGAATACCCAGATGTGTCCCTGGAAAGTTTAACCTTTAATCGTTCCTTTGCTGGTTTTAACTGGTCATATTTGAATGATAATACCGAAACGCTGATTGTCGCTGATTATTACGAGAAGAAGAAGAAACGCGTGAAGATCGTCAAGCTCCGCACTGGCGAAGTCATGACCGAGAAAGAGTATAAAAAGAAACTTGCCTCTCACGATGGTATTGCGCAATTCCCCTCTATTATCGGCGAACGCATGACCGAGATTGATACCATTGAACGGTATCGCCTAATTGAAAACCTTGTCCTGGAACATGTTGAAACTGATTTCAATATGCTGCCTCTGGTTTATGTGAGCGGCAATTCCGTTATGTTGAAGACACCAAAGAACGGGAATGTTAGAGAGTTTGTTAAACCCTATATTTATCATGCTAAAGGGGCGCAACGTCTTAAGAATTATGCCGGTATCGCCCTGGCCAACGAACTTGAAAACATGGTCCAACATAAGTTCAAGGTTTCAAAGGAATCATTACCAAAAGAGGAGGAGTTCTTACAGGCATATAAAGATGTCCAGAAAGCCAATGTGCTAGTCTACAATGAGTTCTTTGAACAAAATCCTGATGCCAGATTAACCCCACCGCAAGAAGTTGCCCGCGTATCGCCCCCCGGTGAACTCTTCCAGGCTTTTATGGGTGCTGATTCACTGATTCAAAACATTCTCGGTTCTTATGATGCATCTCTAGGAATTAATGACAATCAGCTCTCCGGCATTGCCATCGTTGAAGCCGCGTCTCAATCCAATGCCGCTGCCATGCCATATATTGTCGGCTACTTACAAGGGCTGCAGCGTGTAGCAGAAATCGTTGTGGATCTCATACCGAAATACTATACAACTAAACGAACGATTCCCATTTTGGATGTCGAAGGGAAACGTAATTATGTAAGAATTAATCAAGAACAAGGCGTTTCCATGTTCTATGATGAAAATGTCTTGAATGTCAAAGTCGAAGCCGGTGTTAACTTCCAGATTCAAAAATCCAGAGCCTTGCAGCAGATTATTCTCCTTTGCCAGGCATCACCGCTATTTGCAGAATTCATTAATACCAAGGGATTGTCGGTTCTTCTGGATAACATTGAAATACGCGGCATTGATCAGATTAAATTAATGGCAGAAGACTGGCTACAAGAAGTTCAAAAACAGAAAGAGATGGCACAACAGCAGCAAACAGAGCAAATGAAAAATACACCAGCCTTGTTAAAAGCTCAGAATGATGCAAATAAGATTCAAGTCGATGCCATGATTAAAAATAAAGAATTAGATGTTAAAATGACTGATGCAAAAATCACGCATATGGCGACTTTAGCGAAAGCGCATGCCGAAGAAGCGCGAGCGGAAGCCGATGTTGCGATTAAACAGATCGAACTCGGTCACAGAATCCATAAAGAACGCATCTCCATGGCAAACGATCATGCTAATAAAGTCGCAACGCATCATTTGAATAAAAAGAAATTAGCCATCGAAAAGACAAAAGCCGAAAGAGCATCTACTAAGACATCCACTAGGACAACCAATGTACGGAAGCCATGATAAACCCAGTGTCAGTATTGAGATACTTGATTTTAATAATAGTACAGAAGATAAATTTTCGGTTAATGTGATTCGATATATTGATGGCATTCGTTTTGAATGTGCTTCTTTTATCCGCTGCGAAGAATTACAAATGTCTTCGACCAGTTTTCAACTTCTGAAAGACATTTTAAGAGAAGAATTTAAAAAACTGACATATGAAATGCACCATTTCATAAATAAAAGATTAAAGGGTGATTAATTATGAGTGATAATTACAAAAAAGTTCACTTCAATGATATTCGAGATGGATCACAAGTGGAGTTGAAGAAAACCTATAAACTTGGATTACGCGACATGGAAAAAGCGGTCCGACAACATTTGGATGGCGCAAATGCAAAAGAACGCAGAGAATTCTATGATAAATTCTATCGGAGAAAGTGAAGATATTCCGTGGTTTTGTGGCAATTGCAATGCGGAATTAACCCTGGATGAACGTGAAAACTTATTGGATTGGAATATTAAATCTGATAGTGATCTCTACGTTTGTTATGATTGTTGGAGCGGCTCTTAATGTTTGTATGCTCAATTAATAATTTTGTTGAGATATTCTTTTTTGGTGTAGGTATCGGAATCGCAGGATTAATCGGTTCTGTTTTTGTTATTGGATATTTTCAAGATTGGTGGAGAAGAAAAAAATAATGCTTACCCAGTTATCACCAGCAATCCCCATGAGTTGTCCCAAAGGTAATGGCCGCGCCATTGCTGTTATCGATTATTCCGAAGAAGATCACCTCATCTGGGTAATCGCGCTGGACGACACCGGTGAAATATGGAGTTATCAAAATCCCTTCGTTAGAATGCAGCAAAATATCACTATGAACAGGATATTAAAGAAATGAGTGAAAACCAAAATTATTATACATCAGGATTTGTAAGTCATGGTGTTTGTTACTGTGATTGCCATAAACCAGTTCATTATAGCGCTGTTCCACCTCAATGTTATTGTACTTGTCGCTATAGAAATAATTGGCAGAATTCTCCTCTACCTTCGGCAGATATACATGGCTCGATGACTGTAAAGCTATTAGAAGAAAGAATTAAAGATCTTGAAGAAAGTTATCAAGGATTGAGCACCGAATTAAGATATCTTTTAGACAATAATAATAAAAAACCACATAAGTGTCCTGTCTGCGATGGACTTGGAAAAGCAACTTTGTTTAAAGATGGAAATTGCCAACCCTGTGTAGGAAAAGGTGTTCTCTGGAATTGATTAAAAGTTATCATTTTTCCAACTATCAGATTTGATTGAACTTGTAAGTTTTACTAACAAGTTTATCCACAGAAAACGTGAATAACTGAACGTGGGATAAGCTTGTTAATTGTCTGTCTATAAGATGTGTGTTCTAATATTGTTAATTCCAAGGAGGGATGGCAAATGAAAGAAGCTAAAGGATTTATCGATAACCGAAAAGTGAAAGATGATCACCAGGAAGGAATCAGCCGCGTCTTGATGCGCAAAGGTGATCTCAAGAAAGGGCAAGGCGGTAAAATGCACGCCGGTGGCAATGAAGCCAATTGGAAACGATCTGGCGGTTCCTTAACACCGAGAAAGGCATAAAAAGCTTAAATAACCATTGCATAAGGATATGCACAAATGGCAAATATTGTATCTATCAATTTCAATATCCCTGGGATGTCGGGTGTTAATCCTAGAAGAATTCAGATTGTTACGACTGATAATTTAGCAACGATGACGGCAGCAGGATGGCTGAATCCTGTCTTGCTCAATGAAGGTCAATCTCTATTACCAACTGATATTCTGGATGTCATTTATTCCTATGTGCCAGCCACTAATTCCGGTACCTATGGTGAATTTTTGCCAAGTATCGTTAATGGCATTGTGACCTTAGCCCAGGATATCAGTGGTGGAAATGTCGTTTTGCCAGTTATTTCAGGTCATATTGCAACATTCAGCGGAACAGCAGGAGCCATTAAAGACAGCGCAAATCCTGCTATTAATGCAGGTAGCATTCAAGCCGGTCTTTCAGGAACGGCGGGTTTCTTTACCTCATTTCCTGGAACAGCAGCTAATGGCTCATTTGTATTCAAGGCCATTAATAATTCGCATAATTTTGCTTCTACAATCAGTAATTCGGCTGTAACACAAGCAACAGTTTATACATTGCCAGATCCTGCAGGAGCAACCGGTAATATTGCTGTCGCCCCCGCTGCGCTGGTTAACAATAATCTGGTCAAAGCCAGTGGCACCGCAGGCTTAATTGCAGATGCAGGTATTGCCGCAGCCAATGTGCAGACCTCGGCATTATCAAGTCCCGATACGATTTCGGACCTTATCTGGTATGACATTACCGCAACAGCAGCAGCACTTGCCGCCGCCGGTCATGTAGTCGTCCAAGCATCAAGCGGAGCCAAGCAATATAAAGTAAGAGATATCAAAGTCAATTATGCTGCAGCCGGTTTATCAGGCGGCGGTGGTGATCGTTTATTGGTTCTCACCGATGGCACCACGGTTTATAACAATGCAGGCATCACAGCAGCTTTATTGGGTACACCCGTCAATACTCTCTGGGGTGGAACCGGTAATCCTGTGGCGGGAACAGTAGCGCAGAATACGTCAACGGCAGCGGGTGTCACTTTATACCTCGCTTATTCAGGCGGAACTGCAGATTATACGACCGGACAAGTTGTAATCAGCGTGTTAGTACAACGCGTTGCGTAATAAGTTTTATATTGGCTGATCGTCCTGTTCTTTTAAAGAACAATGATTGACGGTCAGTCAGAGCAGGACTATGATATTGTTAATTTCATACGCAGCCATGCGGATAAAATGACCGAAACCTGAACGGATTCAGGGCCACAATACGGTAGCGCGGTAAATAGCTAGAAGGATCTATATGACAGAGGCAATTACAGGAAGTAATGAAGGTCAAGATACTCAAGTTCCAGCTACACCTGTTAATATACCACAAGAAGCTCAATCTAATAATGAAGCGGCTACTTCTGGTGAACGGCTTTTCAAGCAGCAAGAAGTTAATGAAATCGTTGGTAGAGTCAGGCGCGAAGCGGCAGAGCGAAATCAACGGCGCGAACCCCCTGTTAACGCCGGTAATGATTCGCAAGCGCAAGTTGCATCTCAACCATTATCCAATGACGATTTCAGAAGGATTGCAGCGGAAGAAGCTCATCGGCTTATGGAAAAGAGCCGCGAGGACGCGTACAGGAGTGCGCAAGAGCAGGAAGCTCAACGGATTGCAGATGAGTTCTTCACAAAGCTGGAAACAGGTAAAGCTAAGTATCAAGACTTCGATAAGGTCATGGGTGAAGTGGAATTAAAAGCGATACCGCATATCGTGCAACTGGCCAATATGGTCGATAATACGCCCGATGTGATGTATGAATTAGCGAGTAATCCCACTAAGATTGCTGCGATACAGCAGTTAATCCAGATTTCACCTAAGCTTGCTTATGCCGAGATAAATAAATTATCTCAATCGATCAAGGCAAATGAACAAGCGGCCAATACCAAACTTCCAAATAAACCTCTCAGTCAGATGCGACCTTCTGCCACCGGTACGGATAGTGGTGCGCTTTCGATTTCTGACTTACGGAAAAAGTATCGCGTTTAAAACGTCATAAATTGAAATAGCCATATCCGAACAATTAAACGGACTAATTGTCAGGAGTTAACAACATGGCTGTATTCCCAAGTAATATTTTACAACAAGTCCAAACCTATCAACGGTCTGGTCTTGCGCTCTTACTGAACCTGTGCTGCCACTTAAGCACAGCTAATATGAAGTTTAAAGATTTCGATAAAATCCAGGCCAATCTGGGTTCAACCGTGACATTCGATTTACCACCTAGAGCAACGACTGCTGCCGGATTGGTTGCAAGTTTTCAACCTGCTGCTCAACGCGTATTGAATCTCAATTGCGATCAAGCAAACAACTCAAGTTTTGCTGTGACATCGCAACAAAGAATCTTCAACTTGGAAAAAGGTGAAGAAGATTATATGCGTGTATTCGGTAAATCATTCATTGCCGAACTCGCAAACCTGGTCGAAGCAAATGTTGCGCTTAACTGGGCATCTGCTGTTGTCAGTCAGCTAGACAGTACAATCAATACTTTTTCTGGTCCTTATCGATTCTTCGGTGATGGTGCAACGC